CCATGGACACCCTTGCTTTTGGCTAACGGTTCCTACTACCAAGTCCGTAGTGGGCTTTCACCACCAAGTTATTGCCCATGCTGGGCACACTAAAAAAAAGACCTGAAGATTTCCCTCCAGGTCCTATAATTATTCTTTAAGTTCTGTGCTTTTATCTTTTTGAATTTTAACATTTTTAATCGCAAAGTCATATCCGCCGGTAGCTGTAAATGTAACTAACATAGCATTGATTAACATAAGATATAAATTGCTTAATGCAAAGTTATCGGTTAATGCACTGCAAATTAATATGTTCATAAAAGCCACAACAAATGTAAAATATTTAGTTGGTATCTTTTTTATTCCTGGCAGCTCTTTAAGAAATTGCACTATTAGCATTGTTACGACTACTGTCCCCATATAAGTACATAAATAATCTATTGTAAGAAAATCAGTAAATTCCATGTTCTCAACCTCCTAATTATATTTTTTTGCATGGTGTACTTGGAATCCATGCTTCCTTGCCATCTATATCAAGCTTGTACCATCCTGGAATTACATCTACCGCTGTTAATTTATCTCCTGCCTTAAATTTCTTAACTATTTTAGATGGTTTTTCAAATGCAGGAATATCACTTGCCAATTGTAATCTCTGCCTATATGGCTGCCCCTGTGGCTTCACAGTTTCGCCTGCAATGGCTTCTACCAATGCCCCTGCTATTTTATCTGGGTTGTACAAGTTGCAATCTTCTTTACTGTCTACAAATCCACACTCCACCAATACAGCAGGAGCATTAGTTTTCCTTAAAACGTAGAAATTAGCGGTTTTTGCTCCTCTATCCTTATAGCCTAATTTAACCATTGCGTTTTGAATTTTATTAGCATATTGTTCCGCTTTTCCACCCTTTGCAACACAATATGTTTCTACACCAGTACCGCCGCCACTGTTGAGGTGAATAGATAAAAATAAATCTAAATATTGCCTGTTAGCATTAGCTACACGTTTTGATAAGCTGTCATTTAAATCTTTTGCTCCTCCATCTATACTGCAAACTATTACTTTATGCCCTAAAGCTTCAGCTTTCTTTTTAAATTCGTTCCCAATTTCCCTTGTACATTCACTCTCTTTTAATATTCCAACTGCACCATAATCTGCACCTTGTAATGTGTGCCCAATATCTAAACCAATAATCATTCCTTTAATCATCCCTTTCTTATTAAATATCCAAGTATAAAAAGAGCCACGGTAACAAATATACCGAGGCCCCATTTAATAGTGCTAATTAAACTGTCAATTTTTTTGAATAATGTTGTTATGTCTGACTTAAATGATGAATTCTCAGACTTAATATCTGAAATTTCTTTGTCATGTCTTTTAAGCCATTCCTCATGATTATTAAATGTTGTATCTATCCGTTTATGTCGGTCTTCACACAACGCTTTATCATACTCACTTTCGCTCATCTTACACCTCCTATTTTACCGTTGTTGGTATATAAATGTTCCCGCTTTAAACGTTCATAAAGCGTTTAGAATCAATGCCTTAGACCTATTACATCCGTAAAAAGCTAATAAAAAAAAGACCAAGAAGGTCTTTTTTTAAAAGAGTTTATAAATTTATAACAATTTGCACATTTAGTGCAAATGTTATTTTAACATATACTAACATAAGTGACAAAAATATAAAAATGATAATTTTTACATTTTTTAAACTAAATTTATTTTTTTTAAGCATAATAAAACTCCTTTCTTTTATTTTTTATACACATATATATTTGCGTAATAAAAAAAATATAAAAAAAAGGAGGTAAAATATTAAATTTTTTTTAGTCATTTATCTACAAAATTCGACTTTATATTAAATATTAACTAAATATTTGCCCACCCTTGTCCTTAACATCAGCAGCACCTGTTGCCGTTATACTATCTTTAAATATAATTGAACCAGAGGATTGAAATACTGGGCTTGCTCCAAGAGTTCCTTTTATTCCTTTAGCATATAGAGTAGTTCCACATCTTGCACATATGGCAGCTTCATCTGTACTGGGAATTGTTATAGCAAGTGTTATGCCATCTATTTTTGCAGAACCTACTGAGTTCAAATTTATTATTGGACCATATTTAGAGGTCAATTTTGTACTACTACTACCCTCAATTGTAACATTACTAACATTTTCGCAACAAATTGCTGATACTTGACTATTTAGTTCACAACCTGAAACATATAAATATCCGCTATCGCCTAATTTTACAGCAAATTGAGCATTAATCGACTTTATCGTATATAAATATAAATTTGCAGCTTGATTAGAGCCAATTATTGCATATGTTGTACCTGTAAACGTAAAACGCAAAACTCTAACTATTTTCCCTGGCATATTATCAACTGATAAATAACCATTCATAAAAGTATTTGCATTGGTCATTTCTGTGGCTATTATAGCTATTATATCAGCAAAAACTTTGTGCATACTTTCCTTTGTAGGGGCATCATATGTTCCAGGGGCACACTGTATATCTAGTGTCGTGGCAATAATTTCACCTGTGCTCAATAGATCGATAGCTTTTTGTATAGTTTTAAGGGGATTAGTTTTTGAACCCTCATTACTATCGTTCCCATTAACGGCATCAACATAAAATGTTATTTCATCATACGCAGTAACATTTTTAATTAGTGGCACTGAAATTACTCCGCTTGAATCTACATTTATACCACTGCCAATTTTAACGTGACCAGCGACTGTTGGAGAAGCAAGAGATGAGGGATGAGTATCAAGTAATTCTATTTCATCTTCAATTTTATTCATATTTGACGCAATAATGGGTGTTCCAGGCTCAATTATGTTTCCCTCTGCTGGTGTCAGTGTAATTGTACCATCAGGATTATCAATTTTTGTAAATGTTCGAGGTTTCTCGACCTCTCTATTCTTCCATACTGTTTTTTCATATGCCATTTATATCACTTCCTCTCCGCATGTATAAGCTCCGCAGTATTGGAATAGACTTGAATTCCCTTTGTAATATTCATATAGTAATTTCAAGTTCTTTTCCAATCTATTAGCATCTACATAACTAAATTTTTGGTTATGCTCCCAATTTATTTTAGGTGCAATTAATTCGCTTAATACTCTGTTGCCACACAGTATATTTATATTTTTCTCTATTCTATTCAAACTTTCTGCAAATTCGATACTCTTCATGTTTCTATTTGCTTCAATCTCTAAATCAGGAGTTTTATTAAATAATTTTACTAATTCCACCACCACTTGGGTATTACTTTCCACTCTATTTAAATCTTCAAAGTTATAATAATCTTCACTACTCCAATCTGTTTTAGGTTCTTGCCATGTCATATCTATACACCACCTTTGGTTTCTGCCCTTCCGCTTAAATACCCAGCGTATTCAAATTCCTGTTTTATTATCCTACTCTGTTTTTTTGCATTAAAACTGTCTTCAACAAGTACTATATCTCCACACTCAAGAGCGGGGTTTTGTCTCCAATTAATATCATATATAGCCCTCAGATTATATTCTTCTATTATCCATTCTGCTACTTCTTGAGCATGTTTAATAGTATTTATGAGAGGGTTGTCAATTTTATAAGATACCCCATCTTTAACCCCTTTATTGTAGAAAGTTATTTCTTCCTTTGTTTCTCCATCATGTATCACCATAATTAAAGAATATAGTAGCTTGTCTAACTTAATTTGAGGTTCTTTATATACATTATCAAAGGTTATATTTTTCATGTCATACCCTTCATTTGTCATGGGATATATCATCCCTGTAAACATGTCAGGGCCAGCAAAATAAATGTAACTTGTACTTTCATCAAGGGTTTTAACTTGCTCTATTCTAACTACTCCACACCTATCTTGGTATATTGCAGCCATACCAGCTATGCCTAAATATTGAAGTGCTTTTCTGCAATTTAATTTTTCTTTAAATCCACTAGTAGATATATTTTTTAGTTTTTCATCTATATGATAGTCTTTAACACTTGCTTTAATCATTATATCCTCTGCTAAATTGTATAAATTAGTGTCTTTAATGCTTATATATTCCTTTCCTTCTAATAATTCAAATATATCCCTTGCTATAAATGTAGTAGTCAATGCACCTTCGTCTGATTGCCAATCAGTTAAATAAAATTTTCCCATAGGAACAAATTCAAATTCATTTTTATCTACTTCTAAACCTATTTGGGCTTTTACTTCCTGTGCCTCTTTTAAAAATCTATAAAACCCATCTGGATTAAGGATATTAAATTCTTTATTAGAGTTATCTATAGTAAATCTAATTTCATTTGAAGGAATTTTATCAGATATTATATTCATCTCTTCGATAATGTTAAGTTTTATAAGTTTTTCGTCATTATATTCTTGAAACACCCCAAAGTCTATTTCTACTATTCTAGCTCTCCTGAAAGGTTTAGCCCATTTTTTTATAATGATTTTTATCTTTCCGTAGCTATCTAATCCATGAACCATAACATAGGTAAGTTTATCATTATTTACCACATGTTCAGTATAGATAAGAGTATTGTCTAACTTATAGACTTCAACATCAAAATCCTTGGCGTATTCGTTAGTCATAGTATCAAAAGTAATGGTAATACCCATAGAATTGTGCTCCTCTGTGAAATTAAGTTCCAGTACTTGTTCTGGTGTGAATATTCCATTTTCATCACATATATCACCACTCCACCAGCCTAACTCACTATCTCCTTCATTAGGTTTTGGGGGAATATAAAAGCTACCGTCAAGCTTAAAATAATCTCGCTCAAAAGTAGCATATTTATGGTTCATGTTTCTTTTTTTGTTAGTCAATTGGTTTATTCTGCTTATAGGGGCTTCACTTGTTACTATCGGAGTATTATCGTTATAAGCTTCATTGTCTAGGATTTCAAAGGATACCTTGGCTGTGGTTTTTCTTGTAGGTGCATAGACGGCTTCTTTGAAGTTTTTGCTTACTTTAATCATATTTGCACCTACCTTTCTATGATGTTGAATTTAATATCCTTATATCTGATGTTTCCATTTCTATAATCCAGTGCTCCTACATGTCTATCTCCTACATAAAATGTTCCACTCTTCCAGGCATTTTCTTGTGGATCTATATATTCTACTTTAAAAAATACAGGGGATACTAATTTTAACAATCTACTTAAATCTTCTTTGTCTAAATAGTTCCATGACAATTCTATCTTTCTTTTAGTAGCTATTCTTTCAATTATAAGTGTACCCCTTACATTTCTTTCTGCTTTACTTAAATCCATAATCCCTACTTGGTAATCAGAAGGAGTAGGGATTGTTATTCCTTCTATCTTTATCATGTTTTACCTACTCCTTTCTATAATGGTTGAATAACTGGATCCCCACGTCTGCCTGTTTCCTTTTCCAGTGGATCATAGATTGCCCTTGCCACTTCTCTGCTATCTAAATATGTTTTTACTATTATTGGTTGATTATTGTTCCCGCCAAATTGATTAGTTTCCATTATTGCGGTGCCAACTGCAGAAACCAGCATATCTTGAAGTGTTTCCAAGGGCGATACTACTTCTTTACCGCCTGGATTATCTCCAACCATTGCCAACATAGGACCATCTGTGATACCGCCTTTGGCGAAGGCTGGTACCGCTGCTAATCCGCCAAGTGCCCCCCCTACAAACTTTGCTATAGCTGGTAAAGCCATAGGTGCAAAATGAATTGCTGCTATAGTTGCTGGTACTGCAATCGCTGTAGTTGCAATTACTTTTTTATTGGCACTAAACCAACCGCCTATTTTCTCCCCTAAACTACTCATAAGGTTTATAAAGTTGCTCCATACTGTAGCAAATCCACTCACCATATTATCCACAAATCCTCTTGCAGTTTCTGCACTCACCCTCAGCATATTTTCACCAAATGATTTTATATTCTGCCCTGCTGCATTAGCAAAAGACACAACATTTTGTGATGTAGTTTTAAATCCCTCGCTGAAGTTAGTAGAAAATACTCTAGCTGCTTCTCCCGCAATTGCTCCTACATTTCTTCCGAAGATTTGAAGGTTATTTTGTACTGTTTCTATAGTCTTATTTGTATTTGCCCCCATAGTAGATAAACCTTTATTTATATTAGTTACTAATACTGTAGCAATACCTGTTGCAAGAACAGCTACATTTTCTTTGTGTATTCCATAATTAGTTTCTATTGTTTCAAAAGCCGTGCTAATATTTACATTCATTCTTTCCATTGCAGCTGTAACATTTGTTTCTAACCCAAGCAGTAAGCCTGCTGTAGTTTCTTTCAACCATTCGTAACTAAGTCCTATATTAGTATTTAAGGTTTCTAAAGCAATACCAACATTTTCTTGTATTCTTACAAATACCTCATCAGTTCTAATTTTCATTTCTTCTAGAGAAAATGCATATTGGGAATAATCTACCGCTGGTACTGGTGGAGGATTTAGGTTCCATACTGGATTATAAACAGGGCTTGGTATGTTAGGAAATACTGGTGTCGATATCTTGGGTGTATCTAATCCCCATTGTGGATTATATACTGGGACTGGTATAGGAGGAAATAAAGGAACTGGTACTGGCGGAACGTTTAAACCCCAATTGGGATTGTACACAGGACTAGGAATCGGCGGGAATTCTGGTTCAGCTACCGTTATTGGGATAGCAACTAATTCTTTAAGCCTATTCCATTTATCGCCAAACCACACAAAAAATTTGTTTCCTTCATCTTTGGCTTTTTTAAATCCACCTGTATCATCTACTGGTTTTACTTTAAAATCATTGTTAAGATTCAATCCATTAGAAGAGCCACTGCCTAATCCTCCACCTGCTCCGGCATCAGCCAAATTTTGTTGTAATATATTTAGTTCGTCGAACGGAGCTAGCGCCCCTTTAGCAGCCTTTGCTGCATCTTTTATTCCTTTGCCTAAATCCTTTTGTCCTTTAGCTGCGTCTTTAGAAATTCCCTCCATATCTCCAATCGTATCTGCATAATCATTAACAATCCCAACTTGTTTTGGCTCTACATCTACTTTCTTTCCGGTAATCATTACAACTACTTTTTCAACTGCTGTAGATATTTTTATTAATAAATCTAAGACTTTTGTTAGGAATTTAACAACTGGCAATATTATTTCTTGCAAACCTTTACCTACAATTTCTAAAAATTCCTGCCATTTTTCTTTCAATATTTTTACACTATTTGCCCAGGTATCGTTATTTCTAGCAAAATCCCCTTGAGCATCTCCTGTAACTGCCATAAGATAGTTATACCTTAACATTACCTGCTCAGTCTGGCTCATTTCTTGCCAACTCTTCCTAATACCTTGACTTAATGCAAATGCTTCAAGATTAGCTACATTCATATTTATACCTAATTGTTTCAAAGGCATTGTTGCACCAGTCATACCAGACATAAGCTTTTGAAACATTTCATCAGTTCCTAGGTTATAAAAACTGGCCATATCAGCTGTTAAAAGTGTTAAATTCTCAGACATTTCTTTGATTGCTTTCCCTGATATACCAGATGATTTAAGCATAGCACCCATGTAAGATGCATACTTTTTAGCCGATAGTTCTCCGATACCATGGCTTTCTATTAGACTTTTAGAAAAATTATCTACATCTTTAGCCATAGATCCAAATACAGTATCGGTTACATTTTGTATTTCTTCTAGGTCAGATGAAGCCTTTATAGCTGCCTTTCCAAAATCTACAATTGCTTTTGCGCCTAATGTTATCCCTGTTATTTTGCCTATTGTCTTTAAACCACTGCTAAAAGATGCTTGGAAACCTTAAAATTGTTTTTGGGTCTTATCCATTTCGGTTTTGATGCCTGAAAAGTCAGGCACCTCCTCTAACGATGAAGTTGGACTTCGCCATTAAAGATTCCCCCTTTCTTTGCAATCGAGTAGGAGGTAGATAATTATTTTATCTACCGACCTCTCACACCAACGTACATACCGTTCGGTATACGGCGGTTCCATAGTTTAC